TATCCTTCTTGATTTTATCAACGGCCCATTTAACCTTATCCGACATGGGTACGTAAAGAATTACCTCTTCAACTAAAGATTCAAATCCGGCCTCTTCTTGAGTATAGGTTAGCATTAAGTGCTGGATTTCCGTTTGGATTCTTTCTTGCTTTACTCCGGTATAGTCCGGCACTTGCATATTATACAAGAACTTTGTCTTAGGTATGCCGTACTCTTTATGCCATGCATAAAAGTTTTTATATTCTTTAAACGGACTATAACTACTTACATAAAATTGATGGTAAAATTGCGCGTAAGTTTCCGGACTTGGTGTACCGCTTAAATAAATTATAGGTTTGCCAAGGCATATCTTTTTTAAATCCGTTACCCGATTGCTTGGCTTTGGAAATTGTCCTAAAGCATGCGCCTCGTCTACTATAATAAGATCGTAAGCGTGTGTTATCTTATGTAAGCTTTCGTAGTTTATAACAAGTAAATCATATAAACAATTAGATTGCTTGAAATCGTCTTCGATGCTGCTTATAGCTTTTTTCTTGGTTACAAATAAAACCTTTTTAGCGCCATATAAGCTAGCAATGTGCAAGCTGGTTATAGTCTTACCCGTACGTACTTGCATAGCTAAATAAACAAGTTTAAATTCCTTTAAGATGTTTATGGCTTGCTCCGCAATGTCTACTTGGTAGTCTCTTAGTTGCATGTCAAAAAATTGAAATATTGACTTATATTTATATAATATGTGTCAAAAAGATAAGGCCGGCATTCCCTAATTACTATAATAAATTTTATTATTGATTTTTTTTTACCGGCCTTTTGCCTAATCATATTTAATTCGTCAAAGGCTATCGAATGTTATATTAAGCCGTCTTGTAGCGGCTCGTCTTCTTTTTGATCCACACGCCTATAACCCTCCTTCCAAAGTATGCGCGTAAGCATGACCGAGTTTTTAACTATGGTAGCTTCCGAGTTGCGAGGATAAAGCAAGTGCAATACCTCATGTATTAAAATTTCCAGGTGCTTTTTCCCTTTAAGGCGTTCGTCTATTTCTATAACGCCGTCGCTATTAGCAAGGCCATGCGCTTGCTCGCGTCCAAGCTTACGATATATTATTTTTATCTTAAGCATCTTTTTTTAGTTCCAATTCATCAAGCCTATCTATTTCATCGCTTGGGGTAAATATAACTTGACCGCCTCGCACCTTGGCTAAGTAGCGTCTTATTTCTTGTTCAATGCCATGCACTTCCGCTAGCTTACTTGTAAGCCACATTTCTTGCTCATATAGTTTCATCTTGTTAAAAGATTTTGGTAGTTTCATACTCTAGTTGAATTAAAAGTTCTAAGTAATGTTTTGCTTTTTTTAAATCTTCAAGTCCATTTTTTTGTCTATGCCTTACAATATATTTTATAATGTTTCCTTCTATAAAAGGTATATTGTTAGCATGTATAAACTTGGTAGGTTGTATCTTTAAATCCTTGTAATGTGATCCGCCTACTTGTCCGTCTTTCGGTGAAATTTCCCACACGTTTTGCATTTGTAAATTATTTTAATAGTTCCGCTTGCTAAAATTTGTCTACTATGTTTTTGTATATCATCCGATCCACACTCCGGACAAGTTCCCTTATACTCGCCAAAGATAACGCCAAAGTGCGTTTTAGCCGGTATGTGATTATTCAAAAGCTTATGGACTTTTTCTAAAAGTATTACATCCATTTTACAATACTTAACCATTTTATCTAAGGCCTTTTGATCGTTCTTTAATGCAATGTCCTTCCATAAATCAAACTCGGTTTTAATCTTTTGTCCGATTCCTAAATATTGCGCAATGTAATTAAGTTTATTAGAGTTAAACTTAAACTTTGATCGTGCAACTTTTAAAGTATCAATCGTTGTATAGCTTGGAAACATAACAATGCCGTGAAATAAACAACGTGTGCGCACCCAGGCAAGGTCAAACTTATCGCCGTTGTGTCCTATGGTTTCGTCGGCGGTGTTTAATACTTTGATAAAGTCTTGGAGCATCTTTTTATCATTTTGCTTTTTATCCCAAGTAAGGGCGTGGGTTTCTTTTTCGTCCTCCCACTTATAGCAAATGCAAATAATCGCACGCTCTTTAATAATATTTTGTGGCCCAATATTTAATTTAAACCCACTCTGCCAAAAGAAACCGATGTTTGCACTGGTCTCAATGTCAAAGTACAATCGTTTTCTTTTGGTATTCATGGGGTAAAGTTAATTACTTTTTATGAGAAAGTTGATAACTAAATTGTTTTGGCTTATCTCCTTCGTGTTCGGCGTGCCATAATTGTTGAACGGCTTGGAATAAAGACCATTGCTTTGAGGTGTCCATTTCCGTAACCATCTGCCATCCTGGCCCTTGTATTACTCCATTCTTGCCATAAGTTCTAGTCTTGGCATTAAGCCATAAAATAGCCACGCCGTCAATTTTTGGCATAATATCGGCATTGCCTATCGCGGCGGTATATAACTCGCGATAAGCGGCTAGTTGTAACCAATAGCTATTATAAATGCCGTTGCTTGTCTTAATGTCTAAAATATAAGTTTTGCCCTCAATTGTGCAAACGCGGTCAATGGTTCCGGCAAAGCCTAAGCCATTACTAATAAATGTTTGCTCAACTAATAAATGCTCCGGCTTATGGTTAACGCTAAATTCTACGTAACGCTCAAACATAGACCACTCGTCAAGCGAGTACTTAGGCTTGCCGTATTCGTCAAGCAAAGTACATTCAATGCCATTGTCATAGTCCTCTGTTAATTGATGCACACTAGATCCGCGCTTACCAGCAGCGTCACGGATTTCATCCGCCTTGCTGCCTACCTCTTTCATCCACATGATCAGTTGTGCTGGCTTTGGGTATGCCTCAAGCAAAGTAGTTGCACTAGGGAAATAGTTGCCGTTCTCATCTGTGTAGAATCGGCCGTCCTTAAAAGTTAGCTGGTTGGATTGTAGGTTTTTAATTAACATATAATTTCTTTAATGGTTATTTCATCGGTTTTTTCTTTACCTCCGTTTGCTGCTATTTGCTGGGCCACCTCTTCGGCTTTTTCTAGGGTTGAAAATCCTTGTATAAACTTGCCGTCAATGCGGATAAAATACCTTGTCTCGTTATGAAGTAAATTTGTTTCGCTAGTTATTTTTACTACTGGCATAAAATATTTTTTTATTGGTTTTAAAAAGTGTGGCTTTTTGTACGGAAGCCACAAACCGCTAACCAATAATCACCAACTAAAAAGGTGTTTCCTCGTCAAGAACGGGGTTATTATCGTTTTGATCGGCAAATAGTTTAAATGCCATTTGCTCTAGAAATTGCATCATATCGCTATCGTCCCATTGCTCCTTACCTTTAACCTTAATCTTTACCATTTGAGGTAAGCCGTTAGGGTTTTCTTTAGTGTAAGCCGGTGCAATCTTTTCGCCGTCCTGGTACAAGGTAACGCCGGTAATTGTTTTAGTAGCGTCTTGCTTGTCCTTCATGGCCCACGGCATAAAGCGTAATTCTTTACTTACGTCTACGTTTGGTAAAGCTTTTAAGAAGCTAGAAGAGTAACGGCTAGAGTATGGCAAGCTTACTATATAAGTAGCGTCGCCATCCGTAAATTCTAACTGCCACTGCGTTCCGTACTCGTTAGTGCGCGTGGTAATGTTTTCTAGCTTTGCGGTAAGATCTTTAAATCTTTCCTCATAGACTAGCTTGCCGGTTTTTGTTAAGCGCTCCGTGGTGCGCTCGGTTGCTTGTTTGTGTTGGCGTACTAAGTTGCCGTCCGCAACACTGAGGTAAGTTGTGTTTGTACCTCCTAAATTTGATAAAGCCATAATATAAAATGTAGTTTGTTTTGACTACGAGGACAAAGCTAAAGTATTTATTTTAAATAAAAAAATTTTTTTTTTAAATTTATTTAGATTATGTTTGCAGCATGCTAACAATAACCAACGAAGATAACATGGCCTTAATGGCCCGCTACCCGGATAAATACTTTGACTTAGCCATAGTTGATCCGCCTTATGGGATAGGTGCAGACAACGAACAAAATAAAGCTGCATTATCAAGAATAAAGTCAAACGGCAAAAGTAAAGCTGGTAGAGGTTGGAAATTATACGAAACTACCGATTGGGATAAGTCTATACCAAGTAAAGAATATTTTACTGAATTGTTTAGAGTAAGCAAAAATCAAATTATATGGGGTGGAAATTATATGACAGAATTTTTACCTCCTAGTATGGGGTGGCTAATTTGGGATAAAGGACAAAGAGACTTTAGTTTAGCAGATGGGGAATTAGCCTGGAGTTCTTTTAAAAAAGCTTTAAGAATTTTTACTATGGCAAGAGGTAAAGCTTTAGCTGAAAATAACGGGGGGGGGGGGAGATTTCA